TTACACTCGTGTATTAGCATACGACACTCTTCTACAAAAAAATTATAATGATATTGCTTTTTATTATAATATCATTTCTAACAGCAGCGATGATTCACGCAAAGAATCAATCACACATAGGTTAGAAATAGCACATGACAAGATTGACAGTGCAACAGATTTTCTAGAAGAATACATTATGCGCGACATGTGATAAATAATATAAACACAATTCCGGGAATTAACAACATGAACATAAGAGAATTTGGAAAGCCAGTAACTTCAAAAAGTTTAAACGAAAGCCTTGCTTCTCGTTTTGGTAAAAAGATTGATTTAAACAGTTTTACATTAGAGCAGTTGCAAGACGCTCGTAACAAACTACGCACAAAGTTGTCTCAAGTAGAGACAATGGAAAGCTTCAATAAGGTTCAAAACGAAACCTATCAAAAGTCAAAGTTGATGCTAGACGTACTGAACGCAGCAATCAGCGAGCGTGGCGACATTGACGAAGAGTCAATTGAAGAATCAATGGTTACCGAAGGCGCAGAAGATCAAGCAGAGCTTGTAATGGCTGCTAAAGAAATGGTAGAAAAAGTCACAGGCTGGATGGAAGACACTGCTGAAATGCAAACAGAGTCAATGTTGAATCTTGCAGATGCTATCCGTGACGAAATGGGTCAAGAAGCTGCCGACATGTTTACCAACACAGTAAAGCCTGCACTTGACAGCTTGTATGGCGCACTTGAAGCAACCAGAACCGCACTAACCGGAGGTGTTGGACATCTAACTGGTGAAGAAGTAGCAACAGACACCATGGGTGCTGATGACGACATGACTGACATGGACATGGAACCAACTGTTGATGGCGAAGACGACATGACTGACATGGGCGCAGATGACGAATTTGCTGCATCAGAACCTGCTACTGGCGGCGATCTAGAAGCTGATCGTGCAAAGCGTGAGTCAAAAGATTACTCAGCAAAGAAAGCAGCCGCAGGCAAAGCCGATGGCAAAAAGGTTGCAGGTGCAGTATTAAAGAAGCTTCGTGCCAAGGAAAGCATTGACGGATCTAGACTAATAACAGCTCTTTCAAAAAAAAAGTAACTGAAGGCATCAACGGCGAAGTTTTATTTAGAGTCCTATCTCTGTTGAAAAACAAAGGTAGGACTTCCTTCTCTATGGAAGAGCTGAACAGATGGATGGAAAACATGAACGCACCACAGTTTTCCTATGATACATTAAAGGCAGCACACGATACAGATCCGCGAATTGCTGAATTGATCAAGGACTTTACACAAGACACTGTTGAGTTAAAGACCAGCGAAGTAGATGATCTAGAAGTTGACAAGAGACCAAAGAAATCCAATACTGTAAGTGCAATGGCTAGAAAAGCAGTTGACCTTAACGACTTATAATGCTATAATTTTTTTATGTCCCTAATAAAAAATAAATTTATCTACGAAAAGCTAACAAGAGTTGAAATAAACGGCAAACGAAAGTACGAAACTCCAGGAGGTACTCCTGTAGCAAGTGTTACAACAATTCTTGGTGAAACCAAAGATAAAACACATCTTATTGAATGGCGCAAGCGTGTCGGTGAACAAAAAGCGCAAGAGATAACAACAGAAGCATCGGGTGTTGGCACTCGTATGCACAAGTATCTTGAAGATTACATTGACTCCGGTGATTGGCCAGTTCCTGGAAGTAATCCTTATGCACAACAAGCGCATCAAATGGCCAGTACCATTAAGACACATGCACTGGATGATGTAGATGAAATCTGGGGTAGTGAAGTTCCTTTGTATATTCCTAGCCTATATGCAGGTACCACTGACTTGGTTGGATTGTATAAACAGCAACCTTGCATCATGGACTTTAAACAAACCAACAAGCCTAAAAAAGCAGAGTGGGTAGAAGATTACTTCCTTCAACTTACTGCCTACGCATTGGCACATAACGAGATACACGGCACTGACATCCGCGAAGGTCATGTGTTTATGTGCAGTCGTAACTTAGAATACCAACAGTTTGATATTTGGCCTGACGAGTTTGATTATTGGAAAGCCAAATGGTGGGACAGAGTGTATCAATACTATGAAAAGTTTGGCTAAATACTTAAAATAGTATTAGGAGAACATTCATGGCGATTGTCCAAATCTCAAGAATTCAGCACCGCAGAGGTCGTAAGTTATCTGGTTCTGGTATGCCTCAGCTGGCATCGGGCGAAATAGGCTGGGCAATTGATACACAGGAATTGTATATCGGAAACGGTAGTGTTAGCGAAGGTGCTCCTGCTGTTGGCAATACAAAAGTATTAACAGAACACGATAGTATTTTTACCCTAGCAGAACAATACATATACAAGCCAGATGTTGTACAAACCGGTGCAAGTTCAAGTGTTCCTGTAGCCAGAACCTTGCAAGAACGCCTGGACGACTTTGTTACTGCAACCAGCTTCGGAGCAGTAGGTGACGGTGTTACAAACGATACCGCAGCATTGCAACGAGCTATTGATCAGTTGTTTATTAATGCAGCTACCAAAGCAAATCCTTCCAGCAGAGTTACGTTGTATATTCCAGCCGGAACTTACTTGATCACTGCTCCATTGAGAGTGTCTTCGTATGTAACACTTGCCGGCGCAGGAAAAAACAAAACCATTATCGTAAGCACAACAAGCGCATTGCTTGAAACTGTGAACAGCGACAGTACTCCGGGTGATTATGAGTCACATGATTTGGATACTGCATTAAATCAGCCTCGTAACCTTAACATATCAGGTATAACATTCCGTGCCAACAACGTAGCATATCCTGCATGGCAATTATACAACGTAAAGTCTAGTATTTTTGATGATATTTCCTTTTCAAGTTTGTGGGAAACAGGCGACACAGAAGGACAAAATAGAGCAATTGACTTGCGTTCGTTGAGTACCGCAGTAACTTGCAATGACAACGTTTTTTCTAATTTTGAGATTGACGGATTTAACTACGGCGTGTATAGTGACTTTGATATCAGAGACAATGTATTCGAAAAAGGAAAATTTATTAATTGTAAACAAGGTGTTTCATTTGGATTAACTGCTAACGGATTTATTTTAGGGTCAGTTGGACAATTAACAGGACCGTTGTTTAATACAATTAAAAATTGTACTTTTGATTATATTGACGAACAAGGTATCAATGTAGACAACGGCGATTACAACTTGAGTTACAGTAATAAATTTTATAATGTAGGAAACGATGCAGGCTCTCCTGCATTGGCGTTGTATCCTAACATCACATTTAATACTGCTACCAACGTATCTGACCTGGATTATTTTGCAAGAACACAGTCACTGAGTCCAAACGCTACAACTGATTTATATGCTGGTATAGAATACATTCCGGAAATCGAAGGCAGAACAAGCTATCGTAATTCTTACTACAGCGAAACTACTATCGGCTATCGTCCGAGTGCTCAGAACATATTAAAGTTTCCAATTGTTCAAGATGGCACAATTTTTATAGATTATATCTATACAGAAGAAACAAACGATTGTGTTAGAGAAGGTACACTAGAAGTAGTATGCAACTACTCCGATGCTGCATTAGTTGTTAATGATGTTTATACATGGGTAGGAGATACTGCCCGTGCGTCAGACATAACATTCACTGCTAGTTTTGTTAACTACGGAACTGCAACTCGTTTGCCGCCACTGGACGATTCAACACTTGGATACGATACTGTTGCAGTATTGGCTCAAAATATATTGCCATCTATATCCACAGACCGTTTATTATACACAGTAAGAGTAAAAGCATAATATATGTTTGATAAAAAATACGAAGAAAGGTTAGCAGCCTGGGTTGATTTTAGAAATCAACTCGAAACCTCCGATACCCCGTTTGAAGACATATTCAATTTTTATAATCGTGCGCCACTAGTTAAAATACAAGTTGACCCGTACGATCAGTCATCATGGTTGGATCCGTGGAGACTATTGTACGAAAACAAGTATTGTGACTTTTCTATTTTATTAGGAATTTTTTACACATTAGCATTAACTACAAGGTTTTCTGACTCCAAATTTGAGATACATATCTGTACCAATAAACATAAGTCTGAAATAAAATACCTATTGTTTGTTGACAACAATGTTATTGGTTATGACCCTAATAAAATACTTTTAAAAAATGATTTGCCTGCAACCTTATTAATCGAAAAAACATACGAGCTAGATATAGCTCAATAAATATTCAATCAAATAGAACAAGAAAAGGAAAAACTGATGATTTATGTCACTAAGCGCAATGGGTCGCGAGAAGCTCTTAACATTGAAAAACTGCATAAGGTAGTGTTTTATGCATGTGAAGATATTACAGGAGTGAGCGCAAGCGAAGTTGAAATAAAAAGTCAAATACAATTCTTTAACGGCATGAAAACCAGTGAGATTCAAGAAACACTGATCAAAGCCGCAGCAGATCTTATCAACGAAGACACACCGAATTATCAATACGTTGGCGGCAGACTTATCAATTATGCATTGCGCAAAGAAGTCTACAACGGCTACACACCATTTCACGTAAAAGAGCTTGTGGTTAAAAACACTGAACGTGGGTTTTACGATCCAGACTTGCTAGGATATTACAGCGATGACGAGTGGGAAAAGATCAACAGTTTCATCAAGCATGAACGTGATGAAAACTTAACCTATGTTGCTATGGAACAACTCCGCGGAAAGTATCTTGTACAAAATCGTGTAACAGGCGAAATATTTGAAACTCCGCAAATGTGTTACATGTTAATTGCTGCTACGCTGTTTAGTAACTATCCTAAGGAAACACGCCTACGTTGGGTAAAAGACTATTATGATGCAATTAGTCTGCATGATATCAGCTTGCCTACTCCTGTTATGGCAGGCGTTCGTACACCACAGCGACAGTTTAGCAGTTGCGTACTTATTGAGACGGGCGACAGTCTTGACAGCATCAATGCTACAAGTTCAAGCATTGTTAAGTATGTAAGCCAGAAGGCTGGCATTGGCATTGGCGGCGGTGCTATTCGTGCAATTGGTAGTCCTATACGCAAAGGAGATGCATATCACACTGGCATTATTCCTTTCTATAAAATGTTCCAAGCAGCAACTAAAAGCTGTAGCCAGGGTGGTGTGCGTGGTGGTGCAGCAACAATTTATTACCCTATTTGGCATCTTGAAGTAGAAGAAATGTTGGTGCTGAAAAACAACAAAGGCACTGAAGAGACTAGAGTACGTCACATGGATTATGGCGTACAATTTAATAAGTTGATGTATGAAAGACTTATTACAGGCGGCGACATTACACTGTTCTCTCCTAACGATGTTCCTGGATTGTACGAAGCGTTCTTTGCAGACCAAGCAAAATTCCGTGAACTATACGAAACAGCAGAACGCAATACAAGACTACGCAAGAAAACAGTTAAGGCAATTGAACTGTTTAGTTCATTCATAGAAGAACGCAAGAACACCGGACGTATCTATCTACAGAACGTAGACAATGCAAATGACCACGGATCGTTCATTCCAGAGCTTGCACCAATTCGCCAAAGCAACCTTTGTGCAGAAATTGATTTGCCCACCAAGCCATTAAATGATTTAAACGATCCGGAGGGAGAAATCAGCCTTTGCACCCTTTCCGCCATTAACTGGGGCAACATGAAAACAACAGCTGACTTCGAACGTGTATGTCGTTTGGCAGTGCGTGGACTTGATGCACTACTAAGCTACCAGGGCTATCCTATATTAGCAGCACAACTCAGCACTGAAAAGCGCCGTCCAATAGGTGTTGGTATTATTAACTTTGCATACTGGCTAGCCAAACAAAATCTCAGCTACCAACACATCACACCCGAAGGACTAGAGTTGGTCGACGAGTGGGCAGAAGCATGGAGTTACTACTTGATCAAAGCAAGTGCTGACTTGGCAGCAGAGCAGGGCGCTATACCTGGATTGATGGAAACAAAGTATGGCTACGGAATTACACCTAATCAAACCTATAAAAAGGATGTAGATGAACTTGTACCGCACCGCGAGCGTATGCCATGGGATGACCTGCGTGAACAACTAAAAACAACAGGTATTCGTAACAGCACACTGATGGCTCTTATGCCCAGTGAAACTTCAGCACAAATTGCAAACGCTACAAACGGAATCGAACCACCTCGTGCATACATTTCAGTCAAGCAAAGCAAGCACGGTGTTCTAAAGCAAGTTGTTCCAGAATACAAACGTTTGAAGAACAAGTACGATTTGCTTTGGGATCAGCGTAGCCCAGAAGGCTATTTAAAAATTATGGCAGTGTTTCAAAAATACATTGATCAGGGTATCAGCGTAAACACAAGCTATAACCCTATCTTCTTTGAAGACGAAAAGATTCCAATGAGCGTTATGTTGCAACACCTTATCATGTTCTACAAGTACGGTGGCAAGCAATTGTATTACTTCAACACCAACGACGGTCAGGGCGAAATTGATGTGTCAAAGATGTTTACAGTACAAGATACAGAAGAACCCGCAGCAGACACAGATGAAATGTGTGAAAGCTGCACAATATAATTGACATCGTTATGGTGTTATGTTAAATTTACAATTGCTATAGAAACGAGGTAAACTATGAGCGTCTTTGATATCCAGAACCGTGCAGATCATACAAAAGTATTGGCTTTTCTTGATCCAACCGGTGGACCCACTATCCAACGTTATGACACACTAAAATACAAATACTTTGATCAATTGACTGACAAGCAGCTAGGATTCTTTTGGCGTCCTGAAGAAATTGATATCTACAAAGATGCTAAAGATTTTAAAGCACTAACTGATCACGAGCAGCATATCTTTACATCAAATCTAAAGCGTCAGATCCTACTGGACAGTGTTCAGGGTCGTGCACCAGTTGAAGCGTTTAGTCCTATTGTTAGTTTGCCCGAACTTGAAAATTGGATCACTACTTGGACATTCAGTGAAACTATTCACAGTCGTAGTTACACACATATTATTCGAAACGTTTACAGCAACCCTAGCAAAATCTTTGACGAGATGATGGACATTAGAGAAATTGTTGATTGTGCTAGCGATATCTCAAAGTACTATGACGACTTGATTGAAACCAGCATGTATTATAATTTGCTCGGCGCAGGTACTCATACAATTAACGGCAAGACTGTAGTAGTTGATCTTTATCAATTAAAGAAACTGTTGTGGCTTACTCTTATGAGTGTTAACATTCTTGAAGGCGTTCGTTTCTATGTTAGCTTTGCATGTAGTTGGGCATTCGCCGAACTCAAGAAAATGGAAGGCAATGCTAAAATTATCAAGTTGATTGCACGTGATGAAAACCTGCATCTTGCAAGCACTCAAATGTTGCTGAAGCTTCTTAAAAAGGATGACCCTGATTACGCTAAGATTGCAGAAGAAACTGAAGCTGAATGCATTAAGATGTTTGTAGACGCAGTTGATCAAGAAAAAGCATGGGCAAAGTATTTGTTCAAAGACGGATCGATGATCGGACTAAACACACAGTTGCTAAACGAATACATTGAGTGGATCTGCGCAAGACGTATGGGTCACGTAAATCTTCCATGCCCGTACAAGGTTCCATCAGCCAATCCGTTGCCATGGACACAAAAATGGATTAGTGGTGCAGACGTTCAAGTTGCTCCACAAGAAACTGAAATTACTAGCTACGTCAGCGGCGGCACTAAACAGGACGTTGGCACCGATACATTTAAAGGACTAAGCCTATGATAGAAATTTGGGGGAAACCACAGTGCCCATACTGTGAAAAAGCAAAGCGTCTTTGCGAAAATAGAAATTTAAAATATGTTTACAAGCAACTTGACGTTGACTTTACTCGAGATGAAATTCTTGCAGAGTTTCCCGAAGCAAAAACATTCCCCCAAATTAAAGTCAACGGTACCAGCATCGGCGGCGCTGATAACCTAGTAGTTTACTTAGAAGAAACTGCATACAACGGAACAGGGTGGTCACTGTAATGGCAATGAAAAAAATAAAAAAATCAAGATCACCTAGTATGAAAACACGAGCTATTAAAGCAGCAAAACGAGCTATTAAAAGGAAAAGATAATGTTAATTGAAGCACCGTTAAAAGATGGTGATACCGTTACTATTAAAACATTCAACGGTGACGAACTAATTGCTAGATTGGTTGAAACTAAAGCAAACACCTACGTAGTATCCAAGCCACTGGCAATTATGGCAACACATCAGGGAATCGGCTTAGGTCCGTATTCATTCACAGTTAATCCCGACACTAAAATTGAAATTAACAAAAATGCAATCATCTTTATTGCAAAAACTGATAGTGATATGGCAAAACAGTATACTAGCAGTACAACTGGAATTAAAATGGTTTAAGGAGTAAATTATGCCAATAGGAAATTTAAATTCAGCACTTTCTTCATCAACAGCATTAAACAGTAGTGTAGGTTCTGTAATACAAACTGCCGGAGGTGCGTGTGATATCTTTAATACACTTGGATCTTTGGTAGATGAAGCACTATCTACAGCATTGAAAGCAGCCGAAACTGCATTTCAAAATTTTGTCGGCGGGTTAGGAGGTATTGCAGGGTCTATTAACGATTTCCTCGGAGGAATTCAAGATGTTTACAACAATATTACAGATAAAATTAGCCAGGTTACATCTATGATTGCAGATGCAATTTCAAACGGTTTAACTACAGTTGCAAACAATTTGCAAAATGCACTTTCTTCTATTGAAAATGCCGTTGACGGCGTGTTAGATTCTATTACTTCGACAATATCCGGAGCAGTTGATGCAGTTACCGGAGTAATTGGGGGAATTACTGATGCAATTGGCGGAATAGTAGACGCCCTTGGAAATGCTGTAAACGTTTTATCTGCGGCAGCATGTTCTGGCCTTATGAACGCAGTGTCGGGTATCCCTGCAGGAGTTGCCCCTGTTGCAGATTCATTGAATTCATCAAGTTCGCCTGTAGAAGCAGCAAAATCTGCAACGTCATCTGCTTCGTCTGGCCCTATTTCTGCAATGGGATCGGCTGCGTCTTCGGGAGTTAATGCTGTAGCAAATGCATTTCAATCTTTGAACATTTTTTATACTCCTACTCGTGAAAGTATAGAAGCACAAGCAACCGAACTTAACAATTTGATTGCATCCGGAGGCATGTAATGCTATGAGTAGAGGAGTTGCTAGACTACATGACAGAACGTTAGGAACTTGCAGTCACCCTTCGCATCTTCCAATTACTGTAGGAGGCAAAATTATTACAGCTTCAGGTACAGTTAATGTTAACAACCGTAAAACTGCAAGACTCGGTGATACTGTTCTTACGGACTGCGGGCATACCAGTATAATAGTTACTGCTTCGGGTACAGTAAGTTCTACCACAGAGCGTGGCACAAAGGTTGCAAGACTTGGTGATAGCATTGGCAACGGCCCTTACGTTGCCACCATTATAACAGCATCAACTGATACATTTACATCTTGACAACAAAATGTAAACGTGTTACTTTTAACTGTTAAAAAAGGTGAAACATGAAAAAGATTCTAACGGACTGTGACGGCGTGTTGTTGGACTGGGAAGGCCCATTCCATGAGTGGATGATTAAAAAAGGATACACCAAGATCAAGCACGGTATCTACAACCTTGCCGAAGCATACGGTATTCCCAAAGAAGACAAGCACGACATTGTACGTGAATTCAACGAAAGTGCTTGGATGTGCTGTTTGCCAGTGCTGCGTGACAGCCGTACCGGCGTTGCAACTCTTGTAGATGCAGGCTATACATTTGATTGTATCACTAGTCTTAGCACCGACCCGTATGCTAAAAAACTGCGTTGGGAAAATCTGCATCAGCACTTCGGCGGCGATGCATTTGAAGATCTTATCTGTCTTGACACAGGAGCAGACAAAGACGATGCATTGATGAAATACGAGCCCGGGCTGTGGTGGATTGAAGACAAGCCAGAAAACTGTGATACTGGGTTGAAATACGGCCTGAAGCCAATTCTAATTGATCACCCACATAACCAATGGTATCAAAATCCACAGGTGGTTCGAGTGAAGAACTGGCGAGAACTATGCGAGGTAGTTCTTGCTTAATGAAGATTCTGTTCACGAAAAGTTAAAACTAGCATTTGCAATATACCTGCAAGAACACGAAAAGTTCGAAGTCAAGGGTGTTAAAGCAAGTGCAGTTCGTGCAAGACAGGCTCTTCACGATATGAAAGAACTAATCATATCTAGAAGAAAAGAAATACAAGATAAAAAGACTGAGTTATAAATACTATATGGATACTTTAG